TATCGATCCACCTGTAGGTGAATATTCATCCTATAAGGCAGAGGTTGGCACTAACGGATACAAAATAGAATACAAGGGTAATGATCCCAAGACCATGGAAGTCAAAAAATTTGTAGATAAGAAGAATGGATTCTTTGGTATTGGTGGCAAATCTATTGTAACTTTTGAAGAAGAATACACTATGGATGGTGCTCGCCATCTGGGAGCGAACTCCGAGGGAAAGTTAACCGCTGCCAACGTGGCATGCATCGAAGCGGTGGGCGGTGGCAAACAGACTGGTCGTGTCGTCGGCGCTAGTATGGGTGCCGCTGCTGCTGGTTATGTCACAGGTATACCTTTTGTTGGACCTGTTCTAGGCGGTCTGGTTGCCCTCTTCGGCGCTGATAAGGGTGCTGATGTGGGTGGTGAATTTGCTACTGAATTGAGTGAGGACTGTGAGGATGGAGATACAAAAGATTGATATCCCTCGTAGGGAGGTGGGCGTACAACCGATTCCTAGGGTATATACCCCTGAATGGTTAAAGAGCGCCCCCACAGTCCTCCCTCCGAACCCTCCAGTGACTACTCAGATTGGTGTGCCTATCATCAATATGCCTGGGTGTGTTGAGGCACACGAACAGAATTCTGGTAAAGAGAAGAGTGGTATCCTGTCTGCAGATGACCCGAAAGGTGTGAAGGTCTTCTGTGACTCTGGTATGCCCTCGTTCAATCCTATTAATTACGATAAAGATAAATTAAAGTTTCCACAGAAAAAGGTAGAACCTCCAAAGATTCCACCCCCTGAACCTTTAGAACCACCTACAGCACCTAAGGTTCCTGATAAATTACCACAATGTCCTACAGAAGTGCAGAAGATTGAAGCACCAGTAGGGACATTAACTGATGCTGGTAGGAAGAAGATTGTTGAATACAGGATGGTTGAAAAACAATGTGTCGCAATCAAAGATGATCTAGAGATACCTGATCAGATTGTCAAAGCAATTCCATCAACAGGACAAGTTGTAACTACAGCATCAATTACTATTATTGCAACCGCTGCAGCAACAGCAACTCCTTTCTTATTGAAGGTTGTCAAACCTATCGTCAAACAGATAATTAAAAAGATTAAGAAGAAACTAGGAAAAGAACCTCCTAAGTTAACTGCTAATGAGATTCGTGCTAATCAGTACAGACAAAAGAAAGGGTTGCCTGAACTCAAGCAACCCAAGAAGAAGAAAAAATAATTAAGGTTTAGATATTGGTAGTAAATCTTCTGCTGTACCAGTAGGAATCGTATGACTATGTTGAGCAACACCAGTTATATTTTGAACTGATACGTCTCTGCAGATATTCGCATAAGGACTCCAAGATGCGAAGGAGATACCTTTCTTCGCTAACTCACCACATTTAGTTAATCTTGTAAGTTCAAACTCTAATCTACGATTGGCAAGAATCTGACCACGCAATTCATTATGATGTTGTGCTGCTTCCTTACAAAGTTCTTGCTGCTTACGATCTAATGGCCATGAGATTGTTGCTGAGAATCCTGCATTCCAGTTGTGGTTATCTTTTTGCCCAGTTCGTATGTTTCGATAATAGAGGACTTCTCCTGGTTTGTCAGGAATTCCGTCAGGAATAGGGTTGCCATCGTCATCAAAAGCACCACTAAGGTCAAGCATATTATATACAGGGTCATCATAATGACTCTCATATGGATGCTGCCAACTAAAACTTCGTGTAACATATGGCGTAAAATTCATTGTTGGTCCTTGACAAGCAATACCATCTCCGTATTGATTTGTAATATAAGGACCTTGTAAAACCTGAATAGCTTGATTGGTAACTGAGCCTGAACTATTCGCAACGGGAGCAGCAGTTGCACTTACTCCCCCTACAGTTTCCGCAACCGCAGGTGTCACATTGGTGAGTTGTGTTAGACATAAAACTATTGGGTAAAGATACTTGTGGTGTCTGTTACGCTTTGAATGGTCGTTGTTCTTTCGATGATTGTATGATTCGAGAGACCTGGTGCCATGTAAGATTCTACGAAAGAGAACTGACCGCCTGGAGTTGACTGCTTCCAACTTGGTTTCGTTCCCATATTCATTCCTGTCCATGTCGAAGAAATTCCATTACTATTAGTTGATGATGAAGGTGCTTGTACGTTAATTGACTCAGTGCCACTAGGGTTTATGTCTCCGCCTGTAGGCTCTACTCCATGCCCACTTACAGAATATGTATATCCTGTGTTGTAGTCCATAGAATTGATTACCTCGACCACTTCTGAGGTTGTCTCCGTGTGAGTCGTCATTTGGCCCTGCTGGAAATTTGGGACCACGGGGACCGCCCGTGCAGGAGCAAGTATGAAACTTGCACCCGCCACAGCAATCACAGATGTAACTATCTGGATTCTCACAAGGGTCCTCCTTATTTGATGATGAGCTCACTAGAGAACTGTCCGATAGCACTTGTTCCAGCGCCACCTGCTGTCAGCGCCATGGCTCCCGCTGAATCGATTGTTCCAGCTAAGTCTCCAGCAGATCCAGCTGCATTACTGGTCATGTTGCCGAAGTTCTGAATTTCTCCAGTAGTCGCTGCACTAGTGGGGATGACATCAGCTTGTGTAAAACTGGCACTGAAACTGAATGCTTCTCCTGCAGTTTTTTGAGTTGCTGCAATAGCACCTGGAGAATATATGCCAGAGGTGACCGCACCTGTGGAGATGGTTCCTGCAGTTGTACCGTCTGTTGTGTTTACATTGTTCCCAGAAATCGAGTAGGAATTTCCGAGTCTTGTAGCTTGCGTTGCTGCTGAATTCACTTGCAGTTGAACGCTAGACGATAGACGATGGGTGATGTCTGCATATGCAGGCGATGCCATCAATAACATAACGATAGGTAAGAATCTCTTCATTTTTCCATCGATAGGGTGTCCTAATATATGTAGGTGGGGGCAACCTTACAAAATAGTTCGGAATGTACCCACGAATATTACAGGATAATACTGTTAAATATATGTGATTGCCTTCGGGGATCACACATACAAACTCGCTTATAAAAGGAGCATAACAAATGACTGGACTTAGAAAGTTCACCAGTAAAGATCTTGGTGGGTCAAAAGAAGATATCGAAGTTACCACTGAAAGTAATGTTCTTGTGGTAAAATCTAAGAAAGATAAGAAGGTCGAAGAAGAGTATCTACATAAGGGTGTGTCATCTCGCACGTTCGCAAGAGGATTCAACTTATCAGATGATGTCGAAATCGGCACAGTCACTTTCAATAATGGATTGCTTGTGATAGAATTGAGAAGGATTATCCCTGATCACCAGAAGCACAAAGTTTATGAGATCCAAAATTCTGCATTACCTGAAGGTGATGCTGATGCATCCAGTGACGCACTTTAATATCCTGTCTGTAGGAATCTTGATCATGATCGGACTACTGCATAACCATGCTCATTTTCATATGACAAATGATGCAGATGCTTATGTCAGGCAATGGTGTAAGTCTTCAGATGAAAACATGGCGACGTGTAAAAGTTATGGCGGCGACTGGTGATATATAATGATGCTTGTGTCACAAAATTAACCTATGAACGTAACTATTAAGCAACCTGACGGCACCGCTACAACTTTTGAATGTCCAGAGGATGAATATATCTTAGATGCTGCTGAAGAAGCAGGAATTGATATGCCATATTCCTGTCGTGCTGGTGCATGTTCTACATGTGCTGGTAAAATCGAAAGCGGTACAGTTAACCAGGAAGATCAATCCTTCCTTGATGATGATCAAATTGAAGCAGGATTCGTTTTGACCTGTGTCGCATACCCAACATCTGATGTTGTAATCTTTAGCGAACAGGAAGAATCACTTTATTGATTGCTATATAATGTACAACTAAAGAGACCACCCTGACGGGGGTCTCTTTTTATTTGAGGTTAGTATGAACATCTACCTAAACCTAAAACCGAATAATTACGATGGAGAATCGGATCTCCTGACATTAGACTTGCCAGCAAGTTACTTAGATGATATAATGCGTTATGTCAGACCTATTGCTGAGCAAAAAGAAGTCGCGGACTACAAAGTCCTGAAAGACATTATTAAAGAATCAGCACTTGAAATTTCACGGAGGAGTTATGAGCGTAAGGGTCGTAAGAACAAGAAACGGTGAAGATGTCATTTGTGACATCCGAGAAATCTCTGCAGAAGGAGAGCAAAAAGTTCTTGGTTATCAACTGATTTGTCCTTACACAATTTGGATCTCAGAAGGAATGACCGCTGAAGATGACGATGGTAACATCCACAAGATCAGTAACCCTGAGATTACTATGGAACCATATGCACCTTTAGCAAAGGAACATAAACTCATCGTTCGATACGATGAGATCATTAGTGCATACGAAACACATGACGATGTACTCAAAAAATATCAAGAACTGGTGGAGGCAACTCATGGAATCGAATCTGAAGATAATCCTGTTGAAGAACGGGAATCTGTCTGATTATCTAATTGGCAAAGTAACACAGTTGGATGAAGAACCCGCCGTATTGATTGAAGGATGCTATCGCGTCCTGGAGGGTGGTGCCCTTGAGCAGTACCCATTGCACTCGTCACAACGTGACTTGTTCTTGACAAGTGAAGCACTTTTCACTATAGTAGATCCGTCAGAACAAATCGCAGACGAGTACAAAAAAATCAATGGGTAGATTCTACACGAACGTTCAACTAGCAGGGAATACTATCCTCTATCGTGGGTATGAGAACGGACAACCAGTCCAATCTCGTGCCCATTTTTCACCTACGTTGTTTGTTCCTTCTAACAAGAAGGAGAAGCATCGCACCTTGAATGGTGAGTATGTGAAACCCATTAAGTTTGATACCGCAAGAGAAGCGAGAGACTTCATCCAACAGTATGAAGGCGTTGAGGGATTCAACGTCCATGGATATGAACGCTATGTTTATCAGTTTATCTCTCAGGAGTTTCCTGATGAAGTTAACTATGACATCAGTCAGATGAAGATCTTTGCACTTGATATTGAGGTGCAGTGTGAGAATGGGTTCCCCAACGTAGAAGAAGCAGCAGAAGAAATGCTTTCTATCACCATCAAAGATATGGTGACCAAACAGTATTATTGCTGGGCAACTCGTGAGTTTGAAGCACCCAAGGGTGTTGAAACTAATATCTTCTGGACAGAGAATGAAATGCTGAACCACTTCATTGGGTGGTGGGCGCAGAATACACCTGATATCCTTACGGGTTGGAACGTGAATCTATATGACGTTCCATACATCGCCCGTAGGGTTAATCGTGTGCTTGGGGAGAAAT